TAAAACTATTAACCGTAGACATTACCACGTTAGTTTTGTTAGTCATTTGTTCTTCTAAAATTTCTAACAATATATTTTTTACGTATAACTTTTCATCACCTAAAGCTGTTGTTGTGTTCAGTTTGGTTTGGATTAGTGTAGTTTCTGTTAATATCTTATTCTTTAGTTCTGTATAGTCTTTTGTTAGTCTACCAAAAATATCGTTGGGTATCCCTAGTAACGAACTACTACCTAAACCTAAGGTACCTTCTTGGAATCTTCTGTCATACATAAATTCCTCCACCATTCCTAGATTATATTGTAGGAATAACAACTCTATTCTATTTTTAATATCTAGTGAATAGGATTTACTCCCGTCCACAAACGAATTTAATAAATTTTTATATTTTATCTTTGCCATATTATTCTGTAAATTCTCCTATAGGATTACCATCCATATCCATCGCTCCTGCGGTTATTAATGTTACATTTTCAGCTATAAATTCTTCCGCGGCTGTTCCTGTAAGTTTTTTAGCTTCTTCATTCGTTGTAGCTGTTGGTTCGTATAATTCTGTATTAGCAAAATAATTATTACTTAAAGCGTTCTGAAGTTCTGATACTGGAGCTTCCAGTCCTTGGCCACCTATATATTTAAAGTTCATACTTACCGTAGCTATCATAGGTTGTACACCAATCCCCTCTGGGTTTAAATCAAACACTAGTGGGTCGTAACTAAAACTTACAGAATCTACAACTATTTTTGTATGGTAAAAATCACCAATCCTTAACACACATATAGGTGGTGTACCAAAAGCTGTATTTTCAGCGTCTACATCTTTTAGACCGTCCTCTGTTTTGGTTTGTATTGTATTACCGGGTCTAGTACATTGTAATAGAAATGTCAATCTACTATTAAGTCCTTCTGGTGTTGTTGAGTGAAATGATGGGTGAAAATACTTTAACTTACTCTTAAGTGAGTTATATACGAATTCATCATTCTCTTCCAAATATTTAAAGTAATTTTGTTCACCCAGTAGTTTAGCTAAAATTTTATCAGCTTTAAGACTCCATTCCGCTGGTTTGTCCGTTGTGTTTGCATTTATAGCAGCAGTATCCGGGTTGGGGTTGTCTGGGTCAGAACTCACATCAGCTTGTGGTACTGATTCTGATTCAATATCCTCATCAGCTTGTGGTATGGACCCCTCCGCATCCTCAGCAGCTTTTTTTGCGTCAGCCCATTCCCATATTTGTGCTTCAGTACAAGATTTTAATGAGTTTCCATAAAAATAATTTGTACAGGAGTTTAGGTCCCCGACTTTAGGTGTTGGAGTTATCGATTCATTTGTCGGTTGTACTGGACCTGTACTTCCCTGAGCGTCAGCTATATCAACCCCAACCAAATTTGCTAAATCATTAATATCATCCAAAGAAAAATTACCAAATCTTTCAGCTAATTCCCATATATCATATTTCTTACACCCAGCAAAAAATGAATCTAATATTCTGTCAGCTACAAAGTCTGGTTTATTTTTTAATTCTTTTTGAGCTATAACATTTAATATCGATGGGTGGTCAACTACAATCTTAAACCCTAAGGTACCAATCCTTTCTGTGTAGTTGTAAGTGTATATTGGTTCTGGTCTTCCTAAGAAATTAATAGAGTTCCATTGTGCTGAATTAGTATCACCAATACTTAATTCATATGGTGGAAACCACATAATTCTACCACCATTAGGGCCTTTCTCTGCAGCTGGTAATGAAGTTTGTTTATCACTACCTCTCCAAGCTAAATTTTCAATAGAGAACATATACTTTTTAACACCGTCTTTGGTTACATTACCATTCTTACCATTAACTTGCATTATTGGTGCTATACTTAAATTCAATAAATCGTCTAATACTGAGTCCTCACTACCCCTCAATAACCCCCCACTTTTTTGTAAATTTTTAAATTTGTAATATGGATTGTCTTTTGTCCAGGTTCTACAATATTCGTTTCCTGAAGCTAACCCCATTTCGTACCATTCTGGGTCTTCATTTTCAACTAATCTAGCTCCCGAACCTTTTGGGATATCTTTGTACCCATCATTAAATATTTTAGATGTTTGGTCTATAGCGTTACCTACATGTTTTCTTCTAGCTCCACCCATCATAGGTGCTGAATCTATTAATTGTTGTGTTTGGTCCAGTATACCACCTTTTCTTTTTGGTTTTTGGTTGGACCTAGTTTGTAACATGTTTGTTGGTGACTCTAGTGAGGCAAATGACGTTTTACCGTACCACGTCCAACCACCCGCTAAACTACCACCACCCACATACGTCGCACCTTGTAACCCAAAAAAGTAATGACCCCATAAAGCTGTCCCGTCTACCGTTTCTAATTCTTTAGCTAATGACGACGGTCCATACACAAGTGCTCCTGTTGTTCTACCGAACTCATCTCTAGGTACAGCGTCCATAGGACTTTGTATTTTTCCTGGTTCAGATTCTTTAGAGCCCACGTAATAAAATGATTCAACTTTATTAACACCTTTTTGTGTTCTGGCTCTAGAATAATCTGGTCTATATACGTTATATTTTAAAGAATCAAACAAACTAGATTGTTGGTCTTTACCCATATACTCTATAAACTTATCACTAGGTACTGGTATGGAGGCTGAATTAGACGGTATATCATTACCACCAGGAGTAAACATATTTACAATAGCATTAGCTGTAGCTTGAATATTCCCCAACTCACTAGTGTAACTAATTCTATTACCCATCAACCCGTTTATATCTGGTATAAAAGGTGGGTTTAGGTAATCACCTGGTATGTTGGAGTCCCCATAGTATAGGTTGGCTAGTCTGGAAAGGTAGTCTGTACCTTTTATGACGTCTTTTCCTGGTGAAGTACTTATATTGAATTTTGCACCACCTTTATCACTATTGTCGTATAATTCTTGTTTTTGGTTGTACCCGAGATTCCTTCTTAAGTACCCGGCAGACATTTCAATTAAATGACTGTCACTTAATATTTTACTATTTAAAGTACTTATAAGACCATTAGTTATGTTAACGGTTTCTAATATTTCCGATGGTGTATAGTTAGCGGATGTAAACGTTTTAGGTTGTAGTGAGTTTAGTGCTACATACTCAACCCTACTATCACCAAATAATTTATTAACATTAATTGTTTGTACATCCGAATAACCACCTTCAGGACCATACATATTATCTAAAAATAAACTTTCTTGTGTACCTTCACTTTGTTCTGAAACAGTTTTTTGGTTCTTTACGTTTGTAAAATTTATTGTTGTTTCTTTTTTCCCTGGTTCGTGTATGCCAAATGAAGGTGGTATAGGGTTTGACTCTGCGAGGTATGAACTTTGTAAATTTTTACCTAATAAAAATTTTCTTAAAATCTCTGTGCTACTAGTGCTTATAGAATAGTCCCCTAAACCATATGGATTTTGTATCCCTGTATTTGTTCCTACACTCATAATTATTATTTTATTATAAATAGACCTACACTACTTTATACTAATTTACCCGGTACCCAATTTAGTTTGTAATAACCTTTTTAATTGTTGTATGTTTCCGGTACTTAATTGTTTTATTAACCTATCCACATCAATATTAGCAGATTCATTATTACCTTCAAGTTTAATTGTCCCTTCTACTAGTAAAGGAACATCCGTACCTTTAGTTATGTTGGTATTACCTTCATTTACCACACTATTTAATGTTTCGTTTCTATTATTTATATCACCCATCCCTAACTCCTGGTCTAGTTTTGTCCCACCAATAATTAAATCGTCTTCGGCGTATTTGATTGCTGGTTTTCCTGGTCTTAAAACAAAGTCACTAGCACTTTCAACATCACCCAACCCTAACACCTTTAAAGCTGGTTTCATCACATTCTCGTACATATCACTACCCATTTCAGTTTTTAAGTCACCCATCATTTTTGCTATTGCTTTTGGGTCGCCCCCAGCTAATATATCTAATTGGGCATCGTCTAATAACTCCATTTTACCAGCCATTGTTTGTGAGAAAGATTTCATTAAGATTTTACGGTCATTACCACCAAAAGATTTAGCCATAACCCTCATAGCACCATCCATAGCGGCTAGATATTGGTTTGCTTTTTCTGCGGCAGTAAGTTGTTGTCCGTATATATCACTATCACTCATACCATCCTTTCTTAACTTTTCCATTTGTTCTTCGGTTAAATCAGCTACACTAACCATTTCTTCAATTCCAGGTATTTTAACTTGTGCTGTACCGTTTTCACCAATCGATGCCATCGACGCAATTAGTTCTTTATCGGTCTCACTCATATCCCCAACAAACTCTAACTCAGAAAATACAGCAGCTCTTCTAGCTGACTTTACAGCTAAATCAGCTAATTCTTGGTAGTCCATACCCATAGCTTTTGCTTGGTCTCTTAATTGTCTTCTTGACCCTGGTGATATTATAAATTTATTAGTCTCTGTGTCAAATGTTGCTGAAGCTGCAGCTGTATCAATTATAGCTTCTTGTAGACCTTCCAAATCATTAGTTGCCATATACATCAATTTAAATGGGTCTGATAAATCTCCTACAGCTCCACCAATAACTTGCATTTGGGCAGCAAAATCAATTGCCCCTTCTGGGTCTAAGAAATTCTCAGCCAAAGAAGTTACTTTACCCATTTCTAAACCTAAAGACTGTCCCCTAGCTACCATCCTTGATAACCCTTCAACCCCACGTTCAAATCCGTATGTGTTAATTAACTTAAGTTCACCAGCCATTGACCCTAGGAATGTTTCCATAACAACACCGAACTCTCTACCAGTTTGTATTATTTCTGACATTGCATTATCAGTTTCGTCTACACCACCAATAGCACCTTCTAAACTATAACCAACAGTATCAAAAGCGTCTGACATAGCAGCCATATCCAACCCTTGAAATGTTTTTTCTAATAGTGTAGCTCTATTAATTGTCTCTTGTGGTATAGTTAAGTTTCTACCTATAGTCATTCCTATCTTCTCGAATGTTTCATATAACTGGTCTGCTGATATGCCAAATTTTGCCATTTCAACCCCACCTGCATTCATATTGTCTATGGTATCAAATAATTGTTCGTTGGACATCCCTAGCTTTTGAGAGATTCCTAGTCTTAGGGTATCTTCTAGTGCTACCATATCTAGTATGGAACTCATATGGGTTTCCATCGCTGAAATACTAGGTATTCCGTCTTTCATGATGGACATCATTTTCTCTAATTCCTGAGGACCCATTCTGCCTTTTGGCGTCCTTACAGTTGACATTTCATCTAAGTACTTTAACGCTCCTGTAGCTGGTCCTGTACCCCTACCGGTACTAGACCTAGTAGATTGGTTGCCATAGACAGCGTTACCAGAACCATCAACACCCTTATAAATTCCCTTACCAGCAACCATATCACCAACATCTGGTGTAATAGCATATGATGGTATTGGATTGGTTATTCCGTTTTGTGTAGCTAAATTATATGATAGTGGATTACCCTTAGTTCCGTATTTTTCAATGGACTTAACTCTGGCTTGATAATTTGGCTCGTCTTTGTAGTTAAATACCCCGATTGGGACACCTAATTCTGGGTGAAACGCTATATAAGGTATGGCACCAGATAATAAGCGTTCAATAAATAACTGTTTTAACAATTTAATCATCTAAGTCTATTTAATTATAAATAGTTAAAAACTGTTTTTAGATTTGTTTTTTGCTTGTTCTATTGCCTGATTTTTTTTACTAAATTCTTCTATTAAAAAATTAATATAAAATCTTCTTTCAAAGGTTGGCATAACTAATATGTCAGAATATGGTATATGTAGGTGACGCATAAGGTAGTAAAACTCTTGTAACAGAGCATTCCTATATGCCGTAGAAAGGACGAAAAAACTCAACACCAAAAGCAATTCTCACTCCAACCTCAGTGTTAGATGGTGAATTTACAATAATATTAAGGTCTATTGCTGGGGTATTTTCTCTAATGACTTTTCTAATGTTTTGTGAGTCTCTAATTGGCATTGTTTGGATGAATTGAGCTATTGTCATTGCGTCTCTAACACCGTCTACCTCTTTAACAATTTTTTCTAGTTGTTTTGTCATATAAGGGTTAACAATGTTATTTTTATTTGCCTTGTCAATTTCTTTTAGTTCTTTATCATCAGTAGGGGTTATGAAGGATAATTTAACTTTCTTCTTAGAAATATCTAGAAAAAACTCAAATTCATTATTACCATCTATTTCAACACCAATGTCCTTTGTTTTTAATATAGACAAATCAAATGTATGACTAAATTCTTCTTTTGTCTTAGGGTCGGTTAATTTAATAGTATAATCAGTACCAAAAGCTGTATTACGTAAAAATATTAGAACCGCTTCTTTATCACATTCTGGCATATCTGTTAACAATATGTCCTTATCTAAGATTTTTCTAGTTAGTAATGTATCTACTAAGTCACCACTATCCTGTAGTGCTGGTGAAGCTAATAGATTTTCATCTGAAGCATTTAGGTATGTTACCTTAACACTAGTCTTTTTATTTTTATAGAAAATCCCTTGTGATGGTAATGTTACGATGTCGTATGGTAAAATAGTCTCTTGTTGTCCTTGCATAATAGTTTAAATTTAATAGCTGCTTTATAATTGTAAATACACAAACTTATATATTCTAAATACATAAATTTATATTTTATAAGTAATTTGTAGCATATAAGCTATAGTTTGGTTGTGTATAAAGTAAAGTGTGTTATTTATTAATTTTTACAAAGTATTTTTTGGTACGTTGTGGGGGTTACCTTTTATCGGTAAGGTAAGAACATGTAAAACATTGTTGTTGTGTCTTAGGACGTCTTAAATGACTATGTATTGGTGTTAAATAAGAAAAGTCCCTACAAAGGGACTTTAATTTAAAATTATATATTTTTTATTAGTAAACTAAGATACATCTGTCTGGTCTTAGGGTCGCGGCAATATTTACTAGTCCGTCATCACTATAAGCTAAATCGTTAAAATTAACGTCAGTTAAGAAACACCCTTGTAAAATCCACTTCTCCACCACAACACCTGTTGGGTCTAATAACTCTAAGTCTATATTCTTTTTATACCCAGCAGCGTACCCCATTCTACCAGTTACTGATTCTGCATGCATTCTAACCCACTCCATCAATGCTTGTGCAGCTGAAGGACCGATTGGGTCTCTAAAAGTTACATTAATAGTACCCCACACAAACCTACCAGCTACATAAGTTGATGTATTTAGGAAAGGAACCTCCACTGAATTTATTGTCACTTGTGGTCTTGAGGTGCTTTCTACGTACCATTCGTTAAGCCCTAGAGAGGAGTCAAACCTCATAATAAACCTATTCTTTCTCTTTGGTTCATACGGTACGGGCATTTTCATTAATAAGTCAGCCATATCTTTTTTAATTTTTTTTTAGTTTTTTATTATATAATATAAATATATCGGTAATGAAAAAAAAGAACTAATTCGTTTGTTTTAATACTATTTTATTTATACCACCGTCAGAAGTATCATAAACAACAAAATCAACTTCCGGAAATTCTACCTGTAACACCTCTTTAATAAAAGGTACTATAGCGTTTATGTTACCTAAATCATCATCACTAAACCCGATAGACAATTTATTATATTTTGTATTTACCATTTCAGAAGCTTTAAAGACTATCTTACTAACGTAATCCCTTAACGCTATTTTTTTATTTTCCTCTGGATTTGCCGCTGAACCACTCTCCAAACCAAACTTATCCGTAAACGACCTTGAAGTCACTGGGTGATAGTCGTGTGTATCTAGATAGGTTTTTAATACTAATTCTGGTGATTGTCCGTCTAATTCTGGTATTTGTTGTTGTACATTATCTATCATAGTAGCTAGTTCGTCCTCGGTAAAAGTGTGGGAAATGACTAAATCCATACCTTTTCGCAATGTTTCTGGTTTGTGACCTCTAGCTGTTATTATAGATATTGGATTTGCGTATATTAGTGCTTCCTTAAACTTTTCGAACGAAGGAGCGTAAGATTTTGTATTCAAAGCTTTTTCTAAGTCACTAATAAAACTATCGTCATTTATAAAGTTATCAAAAGCTCCGTCATCCAACCTATAATTTTCGTTGTCTCTTACTATCGCAAACTCATCGGTAGTGACGTCAACACCACCCCAACCATCATCAGAATCCTTTAACATTTTAATTGTGGTGGGCATATTGATAATATTATCGTCCCAGTCAAAAGAATAAGCTCTTATGTGGGTAGTATCTGTATTTTGTTCCACTAGACCTAAACCAACCCTACTTAATTGTTTATCGGTTATAATAATTTGTTGTGACATATAATATAAATATAAATTAATTTGGTTTATTCAACTTATTTATTTATATTTGTAGTATGAAAAAAATAAAAACCATATTATTGTTATTAGTTACGACATTCATGTCATTAACATTTACTTGTAAGTCACAAACTTTTCTAATAACTGATAGGGTTTGGAATGTTGAAGCGTCGTTAGATGGTTATTCTGGGGTATACGAACCTCACTACACTAATGATGTTAGTTTGGAGTCTTACACTGTTTCTACTAATGAAATTACTTTAGATACCGTACTTGGTACTTTGAGTGTAACTTTTAGGTCTGAAGAACCTACTGACTCAATTTATTGGAACCTAAACATAGTCACAGTAAACTATGTTGGTGGGTCTGGTGTGACGTATAATTTTCAAGACTATACTAGTGGTTCTTATGGGTTGTTGTTCATAGAAAGTGATGGTACTGTATTATTCTTATTGGAGAAATCTCTTTCTCTTAATGAGTATTTTGGGTTTTTAGGTTCTGTGGAGTCTGTCGTTGAGTATGGTTGCTGGACCGATTAATTTTTTGTTAGTATACCGTAACTTTTAGGTAAATTATCTCGTATATATTAATAGTAGAAGTTTAATAAATAAAAAATAAAAATCATGTTAGAAATCTTAGTACCATATCTTATAATCTCACAAATCTTAATGTTTGTTTTTTTAACAATCAACGAAAAAAGTATTCATGAGGGTTATCTTTCTTTCGAAAATAGACGTGGGGACACACCCACAACTAAATGGTATGTATTCTATATTATAACACACATATTAAAAGCTCCTTTATTATCTCCTTTAATTTTGATTTTACTTTTGATGAATGGTGGTAAGTTGGTAAAATAAAAAAAGGTCCGTTAGGACCTTTTTTCTATTAATGTGTCATTTTTATATTCTTGGTACTGATTTAATAACTTTTTTCATTTTCTTTATATCTTCTTGAATCAACTCTTTTTCTGACATTTCTTTAGATTCATTGAACCCAAAACCACCAAACTCAAATTTGTCTTGGTTGAATCCACCCTCTTCTTCCGTAGAGTCTTCCATATCACCACATTCATCAATCTCCTTTGACGCTTTTTTCATAGACTCTTTTTTATCCCCATCACCATCAAGGTCTAAAAAATCTGGTTTTACACCTTCTTCTAATTCTGGGTAAGGCATGTCATCAGAAACTTCGTCATAACTCCTTGGAGCTTTTTGGGACGCACCAGAACCAATGAGTTCAGCACTTATACTCATGAAATTACCTAATTTAGTGATAGAGTTAGCTAACTTTTTTCTAGTTTCACTATCTTTAATCATATCATAAGCTTTCTTGATACCATTAAGAACATTTTCTATGCCCTCACCAGCAGCGACCCCAGGATTTCTATCGTACTGACCTTGTTCTAAAATAGTTTTAGAATAATCAAAAACATTTAAATCTAGACCTTCTCTAGTTATGGACTCTCTAATTAACTTATTAGCCACCCCAATTGATTTAACAATATCTTTATAGTTGCTTTCGTTTAAAATACCAGATAGTCTATCAAATTGTTCTTCACTTAAAATAACATTTTGCTTTCTATTGTTAGTGAAGGACTTTTTAGTTGGTCCTGGTATGTTTAAACTTTTGTTTAACGTCTTTTTATTAAATTTCATAATTTATTATTTCTTATAAATATTATACATCTTCAAAAGATGCCCCGGTAGGTGTTACTAAGAACTCTACAAAAATATACTCTAACGCTCTAGTAGGTTTAATGTAAATTTTACCACTCATTTCATTTCTATCTATTTCTTCTGGGTCACTAGAAAGTACCACTCTAAAGTCAGTTAAACCCCTATCTCTTCTAATAGAATCTAATATTGGGTTAACTAGGTCTAAGAATTGTTGTCTTACTATATCATCGTTTTGTTCGAATATTAATCGTATAGCTACAGCTGAAATTAATTTTCTTGTTTGTAATAATAACCTTCTAACATTAATTCTATCTAATGCTGACTCTTTAAGTTGTAGTGTTTTATTCCCCCAAATAATTGGTCCCGTATCACTAAATGTAGCGATTGGGTTCAATCTACCCACGTATAACGTATCTCTTTCGTCTAAAGTAAGTTTCTTTCTAGCTTTAACTGCGTTTACAATACCTCTAGTGTAACCAGCTGAAGCGAACCACGGGAATGCAATATTATCAGTTAATGCTATATTTCTCATTACTTCTGCAGTTGGTGGAATAAATATTTGTTTATTATTTGCCGTATCCCTAATTTGTATCCAAGGATAATAAGTAGCTGAATAATTTGAGTCTAATAATGAGTCTTCCATATTATCTACAGCTTCTTCTGGTGTAATTTGATTTAGTGTGTTAGTTGACGTTGCTACAAACATATTATAATCTGGTGTTGTAGTAATATATAGTGAATCAGCTCTATCATTTTCAACCATATCTATAGTTTCATTAACTAGACCTAAGTTATCAACGTAATCAATACCTGGTGTAGCAAAAACATTAATGTCAACAGCTTCTGGGTTGTTAAACGTATTAACCCCCCTTAAGTATGCGAAGTAATCTGTATTTGCTTCTGTAATACTTAATTTCTTAAAGGTTCCAGCTCCTGCTGCTGTTGGAAATTCTGTTGTTACACATGCTCCATTTAAGAACCCTGTTAACCCCATTCTATAATCGTCACTATTGGACCTTGTTTTTCTATAGATATCCCAACCGTCGAAACCACCATGTGGTGCTACGGTAAATTTACGTGCTCTTAATTTTTTATATGGGTCAGTATTTAATGTAGGTTCTTTGTGGAATGTTGCAGCACCCACCTCAAATATAGCCTGTCCATTTAATGATGTCCCAGCCCAATCTAAATAAGTTCCCTGTCCACCTATAACTACTGTAGCTCCAGAATCCATATGGAATCCTTTTGTTATTGTAGCCCAACTTCCACCAACAGTAGAGGTACACACATTAGATGGTACCACATAACCTTTATGGTCAAAGAAATCAGCGTCATAACCAGCACCTATAGAGTCTGACACACCTAAATAAACTTTACTAAGTTTATCACCACCACTAATAGTAGCGTTGTCTGTGTTTCCAGCCCCAAATGGTGGGTTAAAGATTGTATCTCCTGGTTTGTAGTATTTTGTTTTGTACGCTATGTATGGACTTCTATTACAAGTTCCATAACTTCTAAACCTATACCCCTCAAATCCTGCTGGTACTGACGAGTTAAATGTTCCGTCTAGAACACCTTCACCCATATATAACATAACGAATTTAGACTTTAGTTCAAATTCTCCTGTTGATGTACCTACCTTTCTACCTACAAAACTAGTTTTTGTTGGTGATAGACTACATCTTGTAAATTTCTCTAGTACTTGTGGACTAGAGTCACTATCATAAAATTCTCTAACTAGGATGTCGAACTCACCTCGTTCAAAAGAGATATTTGTTATCGATATTTTCACCTCTCTATTAGCTGATGTACCATCAGAAATTGATATAAATTTAAATAACCTAAACACATCACTACCTTGTAGTTCCGATACTATCCATGGTGTTTCAGGTGTTTCCCACTCATGCATGTTCCAAGCTATAGTATTTGTGTTAACTGCATCTCTTGCTCCGGGTTTATAGTTTAAACAACATCTTAATCCTCTAATTTTACCTAGATTATATCCATTCTTTAACATATTAGGGTAACTTTCCTCAATAAATAAAGGAACGTCTTCTTTTTTCTTATCAAATGGACTTCTACCAAATACTCTACTCACATACTCTTGTGAGGTATTACTCATGGAAGTCTTAAATGTATATACATTACCAGCTACAGTTTGAGCACTAATACCGAACGAAGCGAATGGGTTTTCTAAAACGTCACCATAGGTCCCAGAACAATCAAAACTAACTGTATCAGCACTTATTTCGTATAATGGTCCTCCTGACGTTTTAGTACTTAACCCTCTAGACCTAAGTGTTGCTACGGTTAAATTATCGTAATCCGCATAAGGTGTTGGTGCGTTTGCTCCAGACCAAGTTATTGTTTCTACTATAACACTACCTGAATATGTAAGTACACCTCCTGATGTAAATCCAGTACCCCCACTTACACCAGTTGATGAAGCTTCTAGATATATTTGGTAGGACGTTCCGGAATATGTTCCACCACTACAACAACTCGCGGCTCCATTATAATCGAACATACCATAATACCAAGCATCATTTCTATAATCAAAAGAAGTTAATGCGTTATCCTGTGTTCCTAATCTATTATTTACTGTTGGTGCTGTTGTTCCGTTCCATGCTGCAGTTGTAGCTGTTGCAGCAGCTGTAAGATTAAATGGTACAAATCCGTATTGGTATACTGTATCGTATCCTGTTCCTGAACAACTACCACTAATTACTGGAGCGTTACACATTAGTCCAGGTATTATTGTTGTTGTAAAGTCATCATTAAGTGTCGGTAGTGTTGTCCCATTAGTTAATGATATTGTCTCGTATAAATAATTTTGTATTGCACTAGGGAGAGTTGTAAAGAAACTTGTAGTTAGGGTGTTATCGGTAAATACAGCTGAAGTTACACCACTACTAGTACCAGTAAGTGGCACAAAAAATGGTAGTGTGGTTGTAGCTGTTGTTGCACCAGTATAAATCCCAGTACCTGAAGGTCCCCAAGTTGGGAAAGTTGTTGGGTCTAGACTACCTATAGTTTCTATAGACCATGACGGTCCTGCGTCATACCCACTTAACCCCAATACTCTTGTTACGAATAATTGGTTGGATTGACTTAGGTACGCTTTAGCTATGTACCCAGCTTCATACTTAGGTATTTGTGAATCTACGTATGTTTGTGGTGACGTACCACCAAATCTTGTAACGTAGTCGTCATATGATTGTATGAATATAGGTTCAAAGGCTGGACCCTTTAATGCTTCTCCAACCATACCTAATGTAGTAACACCAACACTTTGTGCTACAAATGTTAAATCTTTCTCTGATGTGTATACACCAGGAGAAACGAATGTTTTACTCCCGTTTGCCATATTATTTAATTTTATTTAATTGTTATTCGTTTATTATACTATAAATACAACGGGTGAAACCAAAAGTTTTATATGTAAATGGGGTATTTGGTTGTAAGTAGGTATTTTTTCATACTTTTTTCATACTATACACTAGTTATTGTTAAAATCACCGTTATAAGATGACAAACAAGAAAAACAAGAAAAACATTAAAAATTTAAAAATAAGTGAGGGCACACACTTACTACTAAAGAAATATTGTAAGGATAATGGTCTAAAAATGTTTGCTTTCGTAGAGTTATTAATAAAAGAAAAATGTAAAACAAAAAAAGACATTTATGGGGATACCCTATAATTACCTAACTATATTTTCTTCTAATGTTAATGAAGCTTCCTGACCTGGAACAACTTTAATGATAACAATATCCACACCTTGTCCTGGTGGTTTTGGATTTACGGGTGGTACATCTGTGGACCAATTATTAAACCCTGGAAGCCATATAGCTCCATTTGTGGTCTTACTAATTATATCTAAATCATAACCTGATGTGGAATGGTCTTTAACAACCGAACCTTCGCCTTCCTCAAAACGCCACCAAGATATTAAATTATCTTTATAAAAAGCTGTATTTAAATCCCATTTAGGTTCTCCGTTATTATATAAATTTTTAATAGTATCAGAATCTAATACTGTATCCCACACAGCTATTTCATCGATAACACCATTAAAAGCCGCGGCTGGGCCCGAACCAGTAATGTACCCACCAACAGCACCAGTATGGTTAACATAAGAAGGGTGGGTTGGGTAATGTACAGACTGACCATCAACCAACATGTCTATAGTACCATTTCCAAGATACGACCCAGAACCAGTAGAACCCCCAACAGACTTATCTAACTCCCCATTTATGTATATTTTCATATATCTTCCGTCCATAGTAACCACAAGATTAAACCAACCATTACCACCAGGACCTGTCACACCATAATAAGGTTTAGTTGGTAGGTCTGATAAGGTCTTATATTCTGAATTATATTTATATTCCAAATATGGGTTGGTCACAATATTCCAAGGTAACCCAGGGGACAACAGTAAATCAGTGTTTAAATTTACTCTAATTCTACCATTTGCTGTTGTACCAACTCTAAATCCCCATTTTCCCACCGTACCGTTATTACCCCGGTTATCAATCAGTGTTTCACTAATTTGACCAGGTGTCTGGTAGTCGTAACTATCTTTTTTAAACCATAGTGATATTGTAGGTTTTGTTGGTTTTAATGGTGATGTCATTAAGCACATAGTACCACCATTGTAAGGGGAAACTATCATTCCTACTTCGTTATTGAGTTGTAGACTATTATTACTGTAGGTATGCCCACTAATACCTAACGTTATACCTGGGTTAGGGCTAATCATAAGATTAGACTGGACAGCAACACCATTTACATAAAATACTACATCAGACACATTATCTAACCTAGATACATTAATGTTCACCTTATGTTGGTACGATATAGTCTTACTAACTTCTGTTTTACCAAACAATAACTTATTTTTTATTTTTGTCGAGTTTTTGGCATCTAAAGATTTTCTTTCCCCTTTTGTGGTGTTTTCGTCGAACCCATACAAAAACATACTTCTACTTATCGCTGGTTTAACCTCGAACTCCTCTTCGTCAATTAAAAATCCTTGTAGTTGGAATTGATAACTTTGTTGGTAGTATCTTCTCTCTTCTGTGTCGACAACACTTTCGTCACCTATAGTATTTAGTATTATTGGTATGTAGTGTCCTTTAACAAAGGTGTACGCTTGTCTTGATGTGAATTTTTGTAGGGTTACCCTATTAAAAACGTTTAATTCCCTCATTCTATTACACACAATTTTTACATTATAGGTAATATCAACAGGTACTGGTTGTGGTATGGTATATATGTCGTACCCCTTTCTATTACCATCCCATGTTGGCACCCTAGCAAAATGAAATTGTTTTCTATCTGGTATGGTATGTTGTAAAGCTGGGTTAGTACCGTATTGTACATCAGGTTGTCTAACTACCGCGATAAAAGGTAGGGAAACATTTTTGTCTTGGTCTGAAAAACTCCATGTTTGAGCGAATTCACCCCACCTTTGTAATGTTAAAATCCTATCTATAACATTTATTTTCTTACCGTTACTATTACTTTCTAGTTGATTTTGTACAAACTCTAACATCCCTTTATCTAAATCAGCGTGTAACACTGACTTTGGTAGGAAGGTTCCATCTTCTGTCATTAACTCACCCAACTCTTTTCTTCTATCAGGTACGGTAATACCATTATACCCACTAGGGTATTCACCCTGTATTGGGTGGGTAACTATATTAATATTTTTTTTATTTTTCTTTGGTAGTGCCATTATATTCCTTTAAATTCGTCTGGGCTAACATATGAACAAACTATTGTCCTATAAAAAGCTTTATACCCACCTATTGTGTGTTTAAGGTCTGAGGTTACTCTACCGTCATTTGTCACTACGTAATACCTAACCAAATCCTCTTTTTCCGGATAACCTATATAGTCACCATAATTTATATCAACACCTAACTCCTCCAAATGTTTCATATAAATACCAAGAGTCATATTTCCTGGCTCCATCTGATTTACCAAACCACCACCATAACTTTTATTCTGGGGAGCGTCTATTTTAACATAAGCATTAAACTCTACTGGTGATTTATATCTAATTTCTTCTGGTCCAGCTTCACCATATACATCATCTACATCTGATAATTTTTTATCGACCCTAAATAACACCATAGTGAAATGCATATCACCGTGTAACCACTCCATTCCGATGTCTTGTTCTATGTTAAAATCTTCAGAACTATAGAATTTAGATATCCTTGTTATTGGTACTTTTTTATTTGTCATATGTATAAGTTCTTTATTATAAATATAAATTGTCTTTCTTTTGGATTTTTATTATATTTTTATTATGCATGTTGAACTATCACCTATAAAAGCAAGAGAAATATTATTATCGTATGATGGTGCTAATAATTATATTATTAATCTTAAAGATTATATAATTAATAGTAAAACATTTACCTTAACAAGGTCACAGTCCGATTATATCAATAAAAATTATAAAGAGACACCCAAGATTGTTAGGTTATGGATGGAGATAGAGGACTACCTATCTAAAGAATTAATGACAACTAAATTATTACAAAAACCGCCAAAAAAAATATGGATAGAGAAGTTATTGTCCGAAACAGATAAAGCTTATCATGTTTGGGGTAAGGTATTGGACACTCACCCACTTAACGCTTTTTGGGTCCCTAAGAATCAAATTGTACCTAGGGAATCTCCAGATTTAGATGTTGACTTTACAATTTTTTCACATCGACCACCTTTTGACCACCAAAAAGAAGCGATAGTTAAGTTGGTCTCAAATAAAAAATACATACTTGCTGATGATATGGGTCTGGGTAAGACTAGTTCTGCTATTATGGCAAGCATTAATCTTAAATTAAAAAAAATATTAATTATATGCCCAGCTTCTTTAAAGGTTAACTGGAAAAGAGAGATAGAAAACTACTCTGATGAATCTGTTGGTATTGTGGAGGGTAAAAAATGGGAGGACGGTAAATACGTTATTGTAAATTATGATATCTTAAAGAACTTCCACTCGTTACCCAAAGACTCCAATAAAAATACCCAAATATTAGACTCTAACTTTGATTTGGTTATAATAGATGAGGCTCACTACGCTTCTAATGGTAAAGCCCAAAGAACTAAACTGGTGAATAACCTAACAACTAAAATAGAAAGATTATGGTTATTGTCCGGCACCCCTATGACTTCTAGGCCTATGAATTATTATAATTTATTAAAGTTGGTTGAGTCTAGGGTGGCACATAATTGGATTAACTACGTAAGAAGGTATTGTGATGGTAAACAAATTTTTAGGGGTTATAGGAAAATTTGGTTAACTTTTGGTGCGACTAATTTGGAGGAGTTACGGGATAGAACTAATGATAAGGTATTAAGACGGTTAAAAGAAGACGTATTAGACTTACCGGATAAAATAATCACACCAATCCATATGGAACTCAAATCCAAATCATACGAGGATGAGATGGGTGAATATCTTGATTGGAAGAGACAACATAGGGGTAGTGGTTTGTCTATACAACTAGCCAAGTTGATGAAAGTTAGACAAATAATTGCTTTGGAAAAAGTTAAAGAAACTATACAACTAATAGAACAGTGTCTACAACAAGATAAAAAAGTTATTGTTTTTACTAATTTTACCGAACCTTTACTAATACTACAAGAAAAATATAAAAAAGAATCGGTAATTCTTAATGGGTCGATGAAAAAGGAAGACCGACAAGAAAGTGTGGATAGGTTTCAAAATGATGATAAGGTAAGAGTTTTTATAGGTAACGTAAAAGCAGCTGGGGTAGGTATCACATTAACCGCTGCAGAAGTGGTGATATTTAACGACCTGTCATTTGTACCTTCCGATATGTCCCAATGTGAGGACCGAGCGTTTAGAATAGGACAAGATAAAAAAGTGTCTTGTTTATACCCAATTTACGACAATACAATAGAAAGAAGTATATACGAGTTGGTTAATAAAAAGAAATCTGTAATCGATACTGTAATGGGTGATAACATAAATGAGGAAGATATTTTTGGAGAATTATTAGATAACCTGTAAAAAGGGGAAGTCCTGTATATTTATAATAAAACGAAATCGTTATGTATAAAAAATTAACAAAGAAACAAGTTACGGATAGATTGGGTAGTATTACTGAATCTAGAGTTGATTTAAATGAGGTTACGTCTGATTTAGAGTCAGCTTACACTTCTTTAAAAAATGCTAAACAAAAAATAAAAGACTCTAGTGAAAAAGATAATAAAGCTTTAACACCACTAAAAAAAGCTATGAGATTTTTATCTGATGAGCTTGAGGAGATGGAAGACCTAACAAAAGCAGAGCATGCAGAAGAGGAGGAACAAGCTGTGGTGGATAAAAACGAACAGTCTGAAGGTCATGGAGAAATGTTTAACGCTTTAAAGGGGGTTAATGTACGTGAAAATAAAGTTATCAAGTTAAACCAAACTACCTTAAAAAGAATCGTTGAGAGGGTGATTAGGGAACGAAAAAAATAAATTAGTTAAAATACGCGTTAAAATCAAAGGTCCTGAACAGGGACCTTTTTTAATGCCAACTTCCAAGTATTTATATAAAAAGGATATTTTATGGCAGTAACAATAGACCCAGTAAAAAGAGAAAAATTATTTACCCAACTAAGGCATATGTTAGGTGCCCCGCTTAGAGGTGTTGAACTTGAGGATGTAATGCTGGATACCGCATTAGAATTGGCAATACTAGACTATGGTCAATATGTACAAGATTGGTTGATAGAGAACCAATGGTCTTCGTTATATGGTCAAGATATGGATGTTATATCTTTAACTAATGCATTTTTAACTAGAGATTTAGATTTTGAGACCTCATTTACCTACGCTTATTCTAAAATTGTTGGGTTACAAGCTGGTGGTGGGTATGAACTTAAACAAGACTACTTTAGTTTAACCGCTAACACACAAATCTACAAAATACCAGCTGGTAGAGAAATTAATGAAATAATGTGGTATTCTAGAGCAGAATTAAACGAATCTTTTATTGACCCCTTTTTAGGTGGTTTTGGTGGTATGGGTGGTGGTATGGGAATGGGTGGAGCTCAAATGGGAATCCAAGGTTCTTACTTTTTAATGCCTGCCTTTGACATACTGTTGAGAATGCAGGATAGGAACTTAAAAAATAGAATGATTGGTGGTGACCTATCATATAGAGTAACTGCGGGTGCTGGTGGGAAACACGGACCAAAATATGTACACTTATATAATGTGCCTGGTGGTAGATTTGATTTTGGGAATCTAAACTCTACTTCCTTGGGTGGTAACGCTAAGGTTTGGTATTGGTATTACGATTCTGGACCGGAAAATAGAAATGATTGTTTAGAAGAAAATAAGGATATTATATTACTTCCTAGTGATGTTCGTTTAGATGAAATGACCTTTACCAAATTAAACCCACCAGCTCAAGCGTGGGTTAGACGATACTTTTTTGCAAAAGCTAAAGAAATGTTGGGTAGAGTTAGGGGTAAGTTTGGTGGTAGTTTAAAGACTCCGGACTCTGAATTAACTATGGAGTACGATTCTCTTTTAACAGAATCAAAAGATGAGATATCTAAACTAGTGGAAGAATTAACATTACGATTAGAGAGGTTAAGAAATGATAAAATGTTAGAAAGAAAAGCTCTTGAAGCTGAAAACTTAAATAAATCGCTTGGGTATAGACCTTTTAACCCAGGTTCAATATTTACAATATAATATGGCATTTTTTACAAAATTAGATTATAGTAGACAACTACGTCAATCAAAGGGTACTTCAATAGTACTTTCTGGTTCTACCACGTTTGGTGGTAATTTAAATGTTAGTGGTAGTACCCATATAAGTGGTAATACCACCATAAGTGGACAATCTAGTTTCTACATACCTACTTGGGTACAACCAGTTACCGACTGTACTTGTGCTCCTTGTTCTACTGGGTTTACCTTTATGGTTGGTCATTTTTCCGCAACATCAGCGTCATGTAACGTTACAATAACTTCTTTTTCAGCAGCTACTGGTAACACACAGGTATTAGCTATAGGTCAACCACCACTTAACCCAATTACAGGTGGTACAGCTTCACCAGGAATTACAGCTAGTACACTGCAAATAGCAAACTCTAGTTTAATCCCATACGGGACTAATAGTTCCTCCGCTATAGATTTACAACTGGATGAAGATGGTAATGTTGTGCGTGGAAATTCTTCGTCAAAAAGATATAAAACTGATATAGAAAATGTTAATTCAAATAGATACCACAAATTATTAAGTCTAACACCTAAATTCTTTACATATATAGAAACTGGTCGTAAAGGTTTTGGTTTAATTGCTGAAGAATTAGATAGTTTAGGTTATAGGGAATTAGTTATTTACAATAGAAATGGTGAACCTGAAAATATAGAATATAAATTATTGTCGGTAGCGTTAATAGATGTCATAAAAAACCTAACTAATTCTGGTAATGTCGGTGTCATTCAAAAGGAACCTGAAACAATAACTAAAATAGTGTCTTATAATTACACTACTAATGGAGAATACCTAATTGTTGGTACCGAATCGTGTAAAATAACACTAGACTCAAATAAGAATAAAAAAATAAAGATAAAGTCATTAAGTGGTTTAGAGATTACTCCAGATATTGGCCTAATCGACAATAAATGGAAATCTATAACTTTAGATGGTGATAGTTGCATAGAACTTGTTTTTGTGTCGGAATTAAATTATTGGGTTATAGTTAGTTCAGATGGTCTCAAGGATTCCTAAATCTTCCATAAAAGAATTTTCACTTAACCCCATTTTCTCCCAATATATTTTTTCCTCTGGGGATAGTGTAAGTATATCCTCTAAAGAATCTTGGTCACCTTCTTTTCTTGGTACTCCGTGTATTAATTCACATTGTGTTTTTGTGTAGTACTCTCTATCATCAGGGTTTTTCTTAAGTAGGGACTCTCTAACTTCTGCATTAAAACATACTAGTAGTGGTTCCACTCTTTTATTGAATACATTTATGTATCTTGGTACATTGTACTCTCCTTTCATACCGTTCTCTAAATCGTTTTCAGATATCAAATAAGAATTTAAAACAATTTCTTCTGTACCATCTTTTTTCTTTTTTCTTTGTACATCACCATGAGACATAGCTTTACCATTATTAACGTAATAAATTGTATCACCTAGTGATACTTGTACATTATTTCTAATAACTAATTCCATATGTGCTTGTCTAGCCATTAAACTTCCAGACTTAGTTCTTTTTGTACATCTTTTTTTATAAGACTCTATTGTTTGTTTAATTCTAGATTTATTAGCTATTTTTGCCAATAAAATATCTTTTCGGTGTATCTTATCTAGGTACTCATAATAGTAATCTACAAAATCAGCACCATTACCCTCAAGTAATAACCTTAACCCCTTATCTATAAATTCTTCCATGTACCCTTGAATCTTTTTTGATTTTATCGAGTTTCCTGTTAATTTAACCACACCATCACCAGTCAGTAAAGCGTAATTTTTTCTCGCTACGTTAATACATGAAGGCCATTGCCCATCCGTATCTAAACCCATTTCACCTCTCATAAATAAATCGTTATATTCAGCGACGTCAGCTTCACTTCCTTGGTAGTTTTTATCTTTGGTCACCAACCCATTATCCCCCAAACCAATATATGACCTTTCCTCCACATCTGAAGGGCATGAAAAGTTAACCCCGTCCGTATCCATAACCAAAGGGTCGTAACCCTTTTTCATAAAAAACCTAACCATTTGTCTAAGATATTGTCTAGCTGTACAGGTTATTTTTTCCCCCATATCCATATCACCCCAAGGAAATACCTGTGGTGCTGATAAAGAACCAAACATAGAATTAATAAATATTTTAATAGGTAGTTGTTTCCTACCAAAAGATTCTGATTTCTTTTTGTCGGTAGTGTAGTATTCAGAAGCTAAATTTTTATACATAATTCTGGTGTCTCTAAAATATTTTAACATTCCTTTCATAGCATCAGTAATGTCACATTCTGGAAAAACGTTATGAACTAATTGTATAGATGGGTAAAGTGAACTAAAATCTAGTTTTAGTACGTTTGTAGAGTACCCGGTTTTAACTAGTCTAGATAAACCACCAACAAAAGGTCTTTTACTGTCTTTCTGTGGTACAGCTAACCCTTTATGGTATGACCAAGCCAACATCAACATTTTCCAAAGTGTAGCTGTTCCCATTGTAGATACTCTTTCGTAAGAAGTTGGGACCATACTTGCTAATAAGAACGAACCTTGGTTAAATTGTTCGTCCACTTCCATAGTCTCCCATAAGTCATCCATTAGGTATTGTTCAACTATTTTGGCTCCACTAACTTTTTTATAAACATCAGGGAACTTTTTATCTATGTTAAATAAACCTTCAGACCCAACTGGTTTATATTTTCCATTATCAACATTCAAATAAAACTCTTTATTCTCCCTATGTGTTGAGGCTATCTTATCACCCTCCACATATACTCGGTTAGGTTTTTCTCCTTTAGTAAACTTAGTTATATACTTTAGACCCCAACTCTTTATTTCTGAATTAATTGTTTGTGCTCGTCTTACCGCGTGTGCAATGTCTAATGAATTACAACCCCATATCTTTATTTGTTGGTACTCTTCAATTTCAGCCCCTAATTTTAAAACACTATCCTTAAATTTATACCCTTCATTAGGGTTTAGAGTTTTAAACTTCTTGGTGTCCATTTGTAATATTTCTGCACGTTTAAATAACCAGTTCCAATCAAAGTTGGATGAGTTGTACCCACCTATTATACTAGGTTGTACCTCTTGTATGGTTTCAAAAAATTTATATATTGCCTCAGATTCTTCTAAATCATTGTCCCCAATTTCTATCACTTTCTCAAAACCCCTATTATCCTTCATACCAATCATGAAAATTCTTCCATCTTCTGGGTTTAAGGATGTAGTCTCTAAATCAAAAACAAATCTGTGTATGTCATCATAAGATTCAAAACCTTTAAATAACCTTTTTTCTTTTTGTACTAGGTATTGTTCTATAGGTGGTAAAATCATTATAGCATCTCTATTATCTTCACCCCAAGGATTCAAACCACCTTGTTTAAAAAAGCTTACCAAATCTCTATAAGTTTTTGTTGTTTTTATTAAATAAGTTAGACCGTTATTTAATCTTATATCATCACCAGCATATAACTTTTCTATTAATATTCCGTACTTAGTTATAGCTTCTTTTTGGGCTTGTTTATTTCCACGATAAAAATTCTTCTTACTTAAGTCACCAACCCAACAAAAAGGTATGAATGTATCTGTTTCTATAACCTTACCCTTATCCGGATATTCTTTTATCTTATATATTTTACTACTTCTCCACCCATACTCCAAAGCAACAATATATTGCTCGGGGTCACTCCCGTGTAAAAATTCTTCTATTTCTTCTCTGGTTGCTTTTTCTATTGTACTATTCATGTGTACAAAATATAGGTAAAGTATGTTGGTTAATCAATAAAAATTAACAGGGGGATTTAACAAAGGAGTCTGAAATTGTTATGTATAGGTCTTCTCGTATTGGGACTATTAACTCTGTGTTGTCATCGTGAAAATAAATTATAAATTGTCCTTCAAACCTACCAACTTTTTTAACATCTTTCTTGGCCCACTTATAATATATATAATACTCTGTAGGGGCATTTGGTGACGTTTTGGTTTTACTAACTATGTTAGCTTTTTTATTTATTACTTTCGGCACCCCCGTCTTTACGTCTTTCATAGAAAAGTAAATTGTAGAGTTACTTACTTTTTCATGAAAATGTTTAAAGTCATTTCTTCCGTCCTGCACTAACTGCATTTTGAGTATTGGTTCTATCGAGTCTTTTCTTATAAAAAATTCCATTGTTCTTTGTTTTATTATAAATATCTAGTTTAACAACTTAAGCAATAAATGTGGTCCATGCATCAACATTAGCTGTATTCAACCAATTATTAGTGACCAGTGTCAAATCAGCATTATTAACAATACCATCACCATTAACATCACCATTTGTCCAAGGTGTAACCGTTTGTCCAACATTTACAAGCACCAATGTCAAATCATCATTATTAACAATACCATCATGATTGGCGTCACCAATACTCAATGGCCAGTTAATGGTAGCCCAAGCTGGGTCATCTACATTAATACTTAAAAGTCCCATGTTGTTTAACGTTACCACATCACTACCAGGCATATTAATGTTATTCCCATTTCTTAAATCAAGGCTTGTTAGTTGATTATTTTTACAATTCAAATAAGTTAAAACAATATTATCACTCACATCAAGACTGGTGAGTTGATTTCCATAACAACGCAAATCAGTTAAAGCAGTATTATTACTTACATCAAGACTTGTGATTTGATTATTTGAGCAATTCAAATAAGTTAAAACAATATTATTAACTACATCAAGGTTGGTAAGTTGATTCCCATAACAATTCAACCAACTTAAAGCTGTATTAGAACTTACATTAATACTTGTTATGTTATTGCCACCCACATCTAAATTCGTTAAACCGGTGAAATCTTCAATACCGGTCATATCATAAATACCCCTAGCACTAACATTCAGAGAAGTTATTGTGTTAACATTTGATGTTTGTGTTTCATTATTTGCATCAAACAGAATACCGAATTGTAAAAATAGTGTAATCCTGAATTCCGAGTCAGGCACATATGTCATTTGGTAAGTACATGAACCGTCATCGTAATTTGCTAATGGATTGTAGTTTAACGCTGTAGGGTCGGTACAACCGTATATATATGGTAAACAATCAGTACACCCTTTATTACAATTTTTACATTCCTCACAATCTACTAACCCATACCTACCCTTATTAATTTTAAAATTATGATATATCTCATCAGGTGTTAGTGGTTTTATGTAGTACATCATTTGTGATATACCCCCAATAAATGACCCAGCAAAATTTTCCATAATTAGTTTTTGGTCTGGTTCTGGATAATAGCTACTAAGTGGCCCAGTAACATCACAATTACTAGGATAAAAGTTTTCTCTTAAACCTAGAGCTCCACCACCCCAAGACATATTATAAGCAACACCTACTTGTGTCTCTTTATTGGTATTTAATTGTTTGGGTATGATTTCTTCGAAGTCTTCTACCGTATGAAATCTTCTACCGTTAACATAAAAAGTTAATGTACCTAACCTATATTCTCTTTCGGTAAACCAGTTTTCTACTTGTGAGCCGTGACAGTTCCAGTCAAAATATGCGTCCTCTACAAATCTAGGGTAATCACCTTTACATGGTTTAGTTTTTTTGGGTTGGTTCCCGTATGTTCCGGGTTTTTCTTTAACCTTAATTAAATCGTTTACCCCACCATTGTTATATATTTCACAATCATCAAGAGATAGGTTTCTTTCAAACACCACATCAACTTGTATCCACGTATTCTGACAATTCCCACTTTTTGTTATGAATTCACATATTGAACTGGAGTAGTTTTCTTCAATGCTGTATCCACAAGTAAATGTTTTTCCACTATCACATGTACTACCTGTAGTTTGACAGGTACCGGTATACCTTATAGCTCTATAACCTATTTTCATATCATCGGTAATCCTAAAACCAATAGCGTTACTGTAAACATCATATTCAGCATTAGGTGATTCGTTAGCACCTACTAATTTAACCCCATCTTCTTTTACATCACAACATTTGGAATTAAATGGGGTATTCCCTGTACCAGTTGAAGCTGTGAATGTTGTACAGTCTGATAATGAAGTGGCTATTGTTGAAGCTGTATTATTTATGTGATATTTGTCTTCGGCTCTAATTCCTTTATAGAAAAAGAATCCGTATTTGTCGGTTCTACCAACTGACAATCCACCTGGTTGCGCTGTAGTATAATTTAAAATCTTAGATGGTATAGCACTAGTTATCGCTGATATACTTTCACTACATAATGTCGTAGCACTAATACCTACAATAGCTGGTAAGGTTCCGTCTTTAAATATATTAAAACCACTAGTATTATAACAATTACCATATACACCATGTTTTAGTATTGGTTCGTCTGGGCCATGTATATCATCACCAATGGTATTTAATTTTAAATAAGTTTCAAATGACCAACCCTTTTCAGGTCTTGTTGGTAAAACTTCGTATGGGTACCCATATAACTTATAAAAACCTTGGTAGAACCCGCCTTTAAGTTCTTGGTAATATCCGGAGTAGTCTGTAGCAGACAATATAGACATATCTGTTCCGTAAGTATTATTAGGTTTAACTTTTGACATTTTAAATCTTTTGTCAAAAGATGTCGCAGAAAAAATATCTGTTGTGGGTACTGTATCGTATAGATTTATACAATTACCACTCCATTCACCTAACAATGTAGGTCTAATTAACCCATTGTCAGTTCCGGTATAAACTATGTTGCATATAGTAAAACTGTTAGCGGTATATGGGCACTCACAATGTGATTTAGCTTTCGTCCATTTGTTCTTACTTATTATTGTTTGTGGGATATCAAGGACTTCCTTTACTGAAATATTTGTAAATTTAATATCTGTAATCGCTAATATATTTGTAACCGTGATGAAACTATTTAAACTTACAAATTCAAATTCGTGTACCCCCACGGAACTTAGTAGTAAACTACCTGGAAGGAATATAGCCCCGGAATTAACTTCAGTAATTTCAATAGAAACTTTATACTTTTTATTTACTTGTAATATAGAGCTTTGTTTAATACTCACTTGTTGTGTTGAGTCAGAAACTATATGAACAATGTCATTTATTCCGTCTCGTTCTATGTAATTGGTTATATTAACAGCACCACCCATCACCCAACTAACTGGTTGTGTAGTCGTAACCCAATTAGTAAAAGTACCGTTTGATATTAGTTCGCCACCTAAAGACTCACACCCTAGGTTTGGTTGTGCTGTACTAGCACTTGAGTTTAAATCAATCCAGACCGGTAATGTGTCTTCATTTATGTGGTCTACAATATTAGTGGAGTATACCACGTCCATATTATAGTCTTTTTCGTCAGAAGCTAAAAATATATCATAATAAGAATCATAACTTATTTTTGTTCCGACTTTATTAAAATAGTAATTATTTAAATTTTGTGTTCCCATTACTAATAAATACCTTAACATTCATCTTTGATTTAGGTAATGTATTTATAGTTGTAACCTATTCGATAGGTTTAGATATTTATAAATAAAAGAACCATGGAAAGAGACGAAGCTATTAATTACGTAACCAACGAGCTTAAATCAATTAGAGGTAGTATTATTAAGGGGGATTCCGTCCCTACATTAAAATTTTTACAGTTATCTGAAATTTTTAAATTTAAGATAGAACCTTCTTCTGATAGGTTTACAGCTATAGTATTAGATGAAGCTTCTAAAACAGAGAACGATAAAATGCATTTAAAAATGATTGATGATATATTACGTGACGCTATAGAGGATTCTGAAGAGTCGGATGATGTGGGTACGGAAGAAGAGGTGACCGAACTTGTGGATTTTGACGGGTCGATAAGGAGTAGTAAGGTACCTGATGGTATAGCAAATAACACCTCTATAGGTGCTAAAAAAACAACTGACCAGACTGTAGCGTCAACTAGACAACACGGTGTTTGGATAGGTAGTGGTAATTTCTTTAAGCGATATTATGGTGAGTCTGTTGAGGAGGCGGATTTAAGTAAAACTTTAGGTTATGACGAAACTAAAGATAGTGGGTGGGAAGAAACTAAGGATTATTTTGAGGACTCTCTGGATATGGATGAGAAGGAAGCTGAGGATAGAGCTGAGACTTTTGGTAAGACTGAACACTTAGATGATAGGGGTGATGGGTATCAAAGATTAACAGAAAAAGACACTCTTAAGAAAATAGCTGAAGATAGAGCTAAAGAAATGATAGAGGTTATATTATCAAAAAGAGATGAGTCTGATGAACTTTCAGATGGTAAGAATTCTCTGTTAGATGGTAAGCTTAAGCAATTACATAAATTAGCTAAAGCTAATGGGTTGTCTACTGACGACCTAGTAGAAAAACTTAAGTCACTATGAATGATGACTTAAAAAATGATGTGTACCCCCTACCTGATGCTTTAATTAAACAATTAAAGTCTAACTTATCATCCATTACTCCAACTGACAAAGGTTACAGTAGGTGTAAAAATTTATCGTCTTCTGGCCAATTAACCCATACTCAAGCTAAAAAATTAAAACATGAGTTAGAGAATGATATGGCCGAGTCTGATTATGATGTCGTAGGTGGTGATGAAATGTTACATTTTATAGATGATACACTGAACCATAGACGTGATAATGTCCATACCACAAAAAAACGTAAAATGGAGTCTGGGTTAAGTAATCAGTTTAAAAAAACCCACACTAAAGATACGTCAAAGAACCCAACTAAGGTTAGAAAAGTTAAAGTAGCAAAAAAAGCTGATGACATTATCAATAATAGAGCTATTTATGAAGAAGTAGCAAAAATAATAAAACTAATAAAATAAAAATAAAAACTAGAAATTATGGCAGATTTTAATCAAAGTAAACCAGGTGAAGAACTAACGAAATCATCTGAACAATTTAGAAAACAAATGTTAGTTAAAAACACATATCCAGTGTCAGATTCTGATGGCTATAGCGCTAATCACGCTAATGCTATGGGTGATGGTGATGAAAAAGGGAAAGGTAATGGTAAATTTCTTGATGTTTTCGGTGATGATATAGGTACTAAAACTGATATACATGGTAATGGTGAAGTTAATACTGGTAGAATTAATAATTTAAAAACCAACCTTTACGATAAAAATAATGTTTATGGTTCTGGTAATATAGATTCTGGAGACGGATACGCACCAAAACAATAATAATGAACTTATACCATTCATTAGTAGAGGTTATCACCGAAGCTGTTTCTAATAGTATTTTAAAAGATGCTATTACAAATAAGTATACTTGTGATTTACGGTACCTTGATGATGAAAAATTGCCCAGTGGTGGACAACCAAGAATAATAAAACCAGTGGCATATGGTTACTCTAAAAGAAACAACCCTGTAATTAGAGCGTATCAAACCTCAGGACCCTCTTTAAAAGTTAATAAAGAAGGTGTACCTTTACCTGACTGGAGGTTGTTTAGGGTGGATAGGATAAAAAGTATGAAGCCCATTAAGGGTGATGATAGTTTATTCTTGACTTTCGAAGAACCCCCACTATATAATACTGTAGGCGATAAGTCTATGGACAGACTAATGTACAACTCAAAATTTTAAAAATGGCAGATATTTCAACTTTACAACAATCCTTAATAAACGCTAGAAAAGTTATGCAGAAGGTGGATAACGGAATAAGTGTTGATAGAACTACTTCTAGTAGTCGAACTTCACAATCACCAATACCTTCACTACCAGTAGCTCCTTTACCAAATTTACCAAATGTAGATACTGGTGGGGCTAGAAAGGATTTGTCACCAAAAAAATACATGACCGAACAAAAAATAAATGGTTCTAATCTACCTGACGCTATAAAGCAAGCTATGATTCAGAATCCTATACCTGATGTTCCTTTTGGTGGTCAAGCAGGTCTTTCTGAAGAATTTCTAGAAGGTGTAAGAGATGGTATGAAAAAACAAGATATGCCTGTTTCTTATGGTGAGAACATAAGGGAGGAGGTTGCCATGGTATCACCAACAAAAAACAAACTTACCAATAAAAATTTAAAATCTTTAATAAAAGAATCTGTACGTGAATTGATGGATGAAGTTATCGCAAAAAAAATAGATGAGTCTATAGAGTTACGTACAGAGTCTAAAGAAAACTTTCAGTTTAGGGTGGGCAAACGTGTATTTTACGGAAATATCACATCAAGTAAAACGGTAAAATAATCCCACAACCCCTTTGACATATTAAATTTTTCGTGTTATACTTAAATCATGGAAAATAAAAAATATAAAATCTGCGTTCTACCTTCTGACAGAACTGGTGTTTCAAAATTTAGGTCTGTCGACCCACATACTTACTTACAAAATATGTATCCTGACGACTTTTGGGTTGATATTGTGTACGACCCACCTTATTACGATGATGATTTCTGGAAAGGATATGATTTAATACACTACCATAGGTCTATTGGTCCAGACTATGAAGCTTCAAAGGCATTAGCTAAACGATTAACAAAATGGGGAATCCCTCATATTATGGATATTGACGACTATTGGTTGCCTACAATGGACCATCCAGCATACCACATGATTAAAAATGCTAAAGTAGATGTCCACATTAAAGACTGTATTAAATTAGCGACACATGTAACCACAACAACAAAAGTATTTGCTAGTGAAATATCTAAATTAAATAAAAGTGTACATATATTCCCTAACGCTATAGACCATAAGGAAAAACAATACATCCCACAACCAACAAAATCTAGTAAGGTTAGGATTGGGTGGTTGGGTGGTTCTTCTCATATGGAGGACCTACAGATATTAAATGGTGTTTTTGGTAGACTTAACAGTGAGAGAAGTGGTAAATTCCAGACTGTTTTATGTGGTTACGATTTAAGGGGTACGATGACAGAGATAGACCCTGTAACGAAAGAACAAAAAAATAGACCTATACTACCACACGAGTCTGTTTGGTATAAGTACGAACAAATTTTTACTAGTAACCATAACAACATAAATGACGAATATAAGAAAGAACTATTAGAGTTTAAAAAGATGCCTATTAGTGGTGACCTTGAGTCTGATTATAGACGAGTATGGACTAAGCCTATTACAACTTACGCTTCTAATTACAATTATTTTGATGTTAGTTTGGCTCCACTAAAAGAACACATTTTTAACAAAGTTAAATCACAATTAAAGGTTATAGAGTCTGGGTTCCATAAAAAAGCTTTAATCCTACAAGACTATGGACCGTACACTGTTGATTGCATACACGCTATGGATAAAGGTGGGACAATAAATTCTAATGGTAACGCTTTAATGATACCAAAAGAGAAAAACCATAAACTATGGTTCAAATATTGTAAAAAATTAATAGACAACCCTTCTTTGGTTGAGGATTTAGGTGAAAGATTATATGAGACTGTTTTCCCAAGGTATACTTTGGAAACGGTAACTAAGGATAGAGCTGAGTGGTACAAATATTTAATAACTAAATAATATGAATACAAATAAAAAAAATATGGGGTTAACTATCGCTTTTAGTACCAAGTCTATTGACCCTGATTTTATATCTCATTTGAAGACAACTTGTGGTGTTAAAGATGTTGAGGTTTTACCTTATGAAAATAAAGGTAAGTTTTCACTTACTGAGGTATATAATAAAGCTCTAGACGATTCTAGTAACGATATTGTGGTTTTTACTCATGATGACGTTATATTAGAAAATAATAATTGGGGTAGAAAATTAATTAAGTACTATGTTGATTCTGAATACGGTATATTAGGTATTGCTGGTACCACCCACATGGCGTCAACTGGTAGGTGGTGGCAAGATAGTACAAAAATGATGGGTAGAGTAAAACATACTAATGAAGGTAAGACTTGGGAAAATAAATATTGTTCTACTTTTAGTAAGGAGATACTAGAGACTTGTTGTTTAGATGGTGTTTTATTTTCATGTCACAAAAAAAGACTTGAGTCTAGGTTTGACGAGTCGGTTACTGGGTTTCACTTCTATGATATAGATTTTACATTTAATAACCATTTGTTGGGTGTTAAGTGCGGTCTTATTTTTGATGTTAGGTTAACACATAAATCTATGGGGGCCACCAACGAACAGTGGGAGGAAAATAGAAAGTCTTTTGTTAATAAGTTCTCGTTACACCCAAAAACTAATGAACCGTTGTTACCCTACGCTTTAAAACCTAGAATAATTTTCAGGGATAAAAAATTAAAAATTAAAAACCAACCAAAGGTCTCAATCGTAATACCATCTAAAAATAATATTAAGTTATTATTCGACTGCATAAGTTCAATAGTTAATAAAACACAATATACCAACTATGAAGTATTAATAGCTGATACTGGTAGTGATGAGGATAATAAAAATAAAATTAAGGAATTTATAAAGGATAAAAAATGTAAGTTAGTGGAGTATGACTTCTACCACTTTTCAGAGATTAATAATGAAGTTGTAGAAAACCATATAGACGATACAACCGAATTATTATTATTCTGTAATGATGATATAGAACTTTTAAATGACGCTATATCAGAAATGGTTTCAGTGTACAACAAAAATAAGAAAGTTTGTGGGACTATTGGTGCTAGATTACATTTTGGTGATAATACAGTACAACATGATGGGGTTTTTTTATTTAGTAGAAAAAATAACGATAGTGTACAAATAGGACTAACCCACTATGGGCATAGAAGTTCTTATACTTATACCACAAATACTATTGACCGGATTGGTAATACCGCGGCTTTTCTTATGATACCAAAAACATTATTTGATTCCTTCGGTGGGTTCAATGAAAACTACATAGAGTGTTTGGAGGATGTTGAATTGAACCTTAGGTGTTTACTGGAAGGTAAAAGAAATTTGTTCTGTGGTAATGCTGTAGCTTACCATTATGAGAGCCAGTCTAGAAAAACTGATGGAGCAATAAGACAAGAAGACTATCAACTTATGGTTGGTCTGATAGAGAAAAATAAAGACGTACTGTCTAAGTTTATACCACTAATGCAAAATTAACCATGAAATTAGGTATAGCGTATAATTTATTCGACGGTGAGGAACTTTTAGTGGACTCTATAAAATCTATAAGAAATAGTGTTGACTACATAATAGTAATCTACCAACAGGTTTCTAATTTTGGTAGTGTTAGTGAAATTAACTTATCTGATTACCTTACGGGGTTAAAAAATGATGGGTTAATAGATGATATGGTTTTATACAATCCTCGTGTCGGGTCTGGTGGACATTTTAATGAAATAACTAAACGAAATTTAGGGTTGTATGAATGTTCTAGAAAAGGATGTACTCATTTCTTGTTAATGGATTCTGACGAATTCTACACTGAGGAACAATTTAACATATCTAAAGAAGTTATTTTATCTGGTGATTTTGATTCTTCAGCTTGTCAAATGGTAACATACTACAAAAATGGGTCATATAGACTAGAACCTAAAGAAGAATATTATGTACCTTTTATATATAAAATAACTCCTGGTGTTGAGTTTGTCCTTAACAACCCTTTCCCGGTACTAATAGACCCAACTAGAAGAATGGGTCCTGGTAAATGTAAAATTTTTACAAGGTATGAATTAGAAATGCACCACATGAGTTTTGTTAG